TTCAACGATTCGGCCGGCGGATTCCCGGCGTTGATCACGGCCGGCGACCCGATCGTAACCAGCGGCTTCGCCACGGCCGCCAATAACGGCCGGTTCCTGGTCGCCGGTACGCCGACCATTTCCAAGCTCGTCGTGACGGGCGGCGCCCTCGCCCTCGAGGTCGCGCCGGCCAGCTCCACGGTCATAGTCCAGACTCTTCCGGCCGACGTGGAAAAGGCTGCTGTGGAGGCCGTCAAAAGCTGGTACACGTCGCGCGGCACGGACAGCAACATCGTTGAAAAGCAGGTCGGCCCGATGCGCGTACGGTTCAATGAATCCGGGCCGGCCGCGCTTCCGGCCGCATGTATCGGCCTGCTCCGGCCGTGGGTACGGGCGGCATGAACGAAGCGAACATAGCCCAGCTCTTACTGCTCGCGACACTGGTCGTCCAGGCGTACGTATCGAATCGCGATCGCAAGCGCGCGGACGTAGACAAGGCCGCGGCGGCGGAGCGTGTCGCGTCGGAAGCGCGCGAGAACGAAACAAAGAAGGCCACGCTGGCGGCGACCGTCGTGGAGGAAGCCAAGCAGGCCGCCGCAAGCGTGGCCGTTGAAACGCGCGAAGTGGCCAAGAAAACAGAAGAGGTCCGCCAGACTTTGGCCGACACCGCCGGCGTCGCGGAAAAGAAACTGAGCGAAATCGGCGGGAACGTCAATGGGAAAATGACGGCGCTCCATGACGAAGTCAAGGGCCTGCGCGAAGCAAATGAACTAATGCGCGTCGAAATTTCGGCGTGGAAGGCCGGTCAAAAGAAGCCGCGACCGAAGCCGCGGCGCGGGCCGACGCGCGCGGAGATCGCCGCCTGGACGGCGGCACATCGGAAGGCCCGATGACACTTGATTCGTCGCTGCTCTCGCTCATGGAGGACGTTGTGATTATCGAGCCGTACACAGGCCAGGACAGCGAGCAGGCGGCCACGTATGGAACGGCCGTCAGCTATCCCGCGCAGGTCCTCGCCTGGTCGGAACGAATCATTATGCCGGGCGGCCGTGAGGTCCGGTCGACGGCGGCCGTGATTATCCCGGACCGTATCCCGCTGGACACGCGCTCGAGGATTACCCTGCCGGCCGGATTCAATCCGAATCAACCGCCGATTATGGCCGTCCAGCCGATGCGCGGCCTGACCTTGGACCATACTCGGATCCTTTTGTGAGGAAGGCGGACGGCATGAGCGAACCTATCGACGCGCCCGACACGCCGCACGCGGCCACGCCGGCGCCGGCCGTGACAGCGGCCGAACCGCGGGCGCCGCTCGAGGTCGTCCTCCTGGTCCGTGACGCGCCCTGGAATGCCGGCGACGTGGTCACGCTTCCGGCGCCGGCCGCGGAAAAGCTCATCCGTCATGGCGTGGCCGAGGTCACGCGGACGCAAGAAAGGCGCGGCGGCCGTGCCGGTCATATCTGACCTGATCACGTACCTTGACCCGCTGGTGACGGAGGCCGCGTCCGGCTCGACGCCGACCCTCGTCGAAGGCCCTATGCCGGAGCAACCCGACGCTATGGTCGCCATGACCCATTACCTAAGCCGGCCGTCCGACGATTACACCATGGGCGCAAGCCTAAGCGCGCCCGGTTCGGAACTGCAGGACGTCCAGGTTATGGCGCGGTCGCCATCCATGGCCACGGCGCGAACGCGCGCGAACGCGTATCACGTCCTCCTGGACAACCTGCAGGACACGACCATAAACGGGCGCGTCTATTTCCACGTAACCAGCGACGGGCCGCCGTTCTCACTCGGCCAGGACCAAAACCAGCGGTGGCGATACGTGGCCAATTACCACGTGAGGAAACAGCGTGGATAAGCGCGCGGTCGCCCTCGAGCTGCAGGCCATACAGGCGGAGGCCTTCCGCCTGCTTCAGTCCGTTCAATCGCTGACGGTCGCGGTCCTCGCCGACGACCCGGAGCCGGAGCCGGCCGGGCCGAAGTGTCCGCAGTGTGGCGAACGGGACAACCTCGAGGACACGTCCACGGGTCCGGCCGTCCAGCGCATGACCTGCCTTGCGTGCGGAACAAGTTTCCCGAAGGGAGCTAACGCCAATGGCTAACCCGGTCCTGTTGGACAACGCCAACATATGGCTTGGAGGTTACAGCCTAGACGGTCAGGTAAACAATATCGACCTCAAGGCCACGAAGCAGGACAAGGCCAATAGCCGCATGGGCGACACGGCCGAGGTTTTCTATCCGGGCCTCGCGACCATTGACGCCAAGGTCGCCGGATTCTTTGCGGCCGGGCCGGGCGAGGAAGACGAAATACTCCATCCGCGCGTCCTGTCCGATAGCGCGGAGTGGCCGCTGACCATCTGTCCGCCTTACGCGCCCGCGGCGGCGCCGGGCGCAAGCGGAAATATCGCTTACACCATCCGCTCGGCACAGTACACGTTGACGTTTGGCGGCAAGCATGGCGACCTGTTGCCGTTTGGCCTGACCTCGCGCGTGCGCGCGGGCACGATCTATCGGCAAACGATTGTCCTGCCGAAGGCCACGTATGCGGCGACGACAACCGGCACGGGCCGCCAGCTCGGCGTGTTGTCAGCGACTCAAAAGCTCGTCGTGACGCTTCACGTCTTCGCGATCACGGGCGGCTCCTGGGTCCTGACCGTGGAGTCGGACGATAACGCCGGCTTCACTACGGCGATTACGCGCCTCACGCTGACGGCCGTCACCACGGCCGCGAACCGGATCGTTACGGAACTGGTCGGGCCGGTCGCCGTCGACGATTACTGGCGGGTCGTCCTCACGAAGACGGGCGGCACGTCCGTCAACGCCGCCGCGCTGTTGTCTCTTGAGCCGCTGACGTAACGGCGGAAGGAAAGGAATCAAAACGTGGCCAACCCTGTTCTGTTGTCCAATGCATACGTCGCCTTTACCACGTCGACCGGCTCCGCGGTTTATACGGAGGTCGACGCAAACAAGTCAATCGAGCTTCCGCTGTCCAAGGCGGAGCTGGCCAACAGTGTCATGGGCGACAGCGCGGAAACGTTTTTCCCTGGCCTGACCTCGGCGCCCGTGACCCTGGTGCACCGTCAGGACTTCGGCACGGCCGGCATTGACAAGAAGTTTTACACGCTCTGGAGCGCGTCCACGCCGTTCCGTCTGAAGTTTCGGCCCGTGGACGCCGCGGCCTCGAGCACGAATCCATCTTTCATCCTCTCGCCTGTGCGAATCTTTTCCGTAACGCCGATCAGCGGCGCGCATGGCGTCCTGTTGGACAACTCCATCACGCTCAAGCTCGGTTCGGGCGCAACCGTGACGCGATCGACGACCACGTAAGGGAGGCCCGTTGAAAAAGTTCGTTGTGAACGTGGGCGGCCGTGAGCGCACGCTCAAATACAAGACGGCGGAGGCGCGTGACCTCAAGAATCGTTTCGGCAAGCCGCTCCTGCGCCTGCTTCGCGAGGACGTCATGGGCCTGGACGCCGAAGGGAACAGCACAGGAAACACTGACCTCGAGGTCCAAATAGCGTTTCTACACGCCGGCCTGCGCCACGACAATCCGCGGCTCACAGAGGAAACCGTTAGCAAATGGATTGACGACCGGCTAGAAACGGAGGACCGCGGCATGGGTCCTCTGGTCGGGCCGATTTGGGCGTGTGTCTTCTATAGCGGCATCCTCGGCTACTCGCTCGACGTGGAGGCCGAGGCGGAAAAGGTTCGCCTGGCCATGGAGGGCGCCACGCCGCCGGCGCCGGACGTGGACCAGGACCCAAAAGCGGAGCCGGCGGCGGGCGGTTAGACGACCCGGAGGACCTTGACCGGCTATGCGATCAACTCGGGTATCGCCTCGGCCTCAAGCCATGGGAGGTTGCGCGCTGTGACCCGCGCGAGCTTATGGCCATGGACGAGGGCCGCCGCTGGCGCCGGAGCCGTGACCTCGAGGTCCTGGCCATGACCGTCTATCTCCTGCGCGCAATGATCACGGACAAGCCGGGCCTTTCGGAGCTGGCGTCCTACTTTCCCGGTTACGTGGCGGAGGACGAGGAATAATGCCGTTCGTCTTCCGGATCAATGCCACGGGCGCGCAAACCATCTCGCGCGACCTCGCGCGCCTGGGCGACGCGGGCGTAAGGATCGCGCGCGCCGTCCTCGAGGACAAGACCCGACGCATGGCGGAGCTGGCCAAGGATTACGCGCCGGTAGAGGACGGCGACCTAAAGAATCGGATCCGGGCGACCAGGCCGCAGGCCGCCCGCGACGGCACGGTTACGGCGTCCGTCCTGGCCGGCTCGTCCGTTATTCAACATGAGGACCTGACGCTACAACACACGCGCGGCGGGCCGAAGTTTATCGAGCGGGCGGTTATGCTCCTGGCGCCGGAGATTCCGGAGGCCCTGGCCGCGGGAATGAAAAAGGCGGCGGACCTGTGAGCGCGGGCGGCGAAACCAAATACACGCTGTCCGTCGACGCGTCCGGCGTCGTCCGCGGCACGAAGGAAGCGGAGGCGTCGTTCAAGACGTTTACGAAGTCGGTTAGCGACCTCACGGAAAAGCTCACCGGCCGAGGCGCGACGCAACAGCTCAGGGAATTCGAAATCGCCATTCAAAAAGCCGGCGGCGTTTCCAAGGTTGCTAGCGGCCAGCTCGCCGGCCTGCGCGATAGCGTTACCGCGCTCGTCGCCGCGGGCGGGAAATTGCCGGCCACGCTAGAGGGCCTGGTCAACGTCACAAAACAGGTTGGCATGCTGGACAAGCTCGGGTCTTCGTTCAAGGAAGGCCTGGGCCTGGGCGTCGGCTTCGGCACGGCGACCAAGGCCGCGGAAATGCTGGTCAGCGCGGTTAAGGCCGTGCCGGTCGCCGTGTATGACATGGTCGCGTCCGTCACGAAGCTCGGCGGCGACCTGGCGGACATGTCCGCGAAGACGGGCCTATCCACGGATAGCCTGCAGAAATTCCAATTCGCGGGCGCCATGGTCGGCGTAGGCCTGGACGAAATTTCCACGGCCTCGCTCAAGCTCTCAAAAAACCTGGTGGACGCGCCGAGCAAGTTTGACGCCCTGGGCCTGTCCGCGACGAAGCTCCGCGCGCTCAAGCCGGAGGATCAGTTAAACGAAATCCTGCGCGCTATCTCCGCCCTGCCGGAGCAGGCGCAACAGGCCGCCGCGGCGTATGACCTGCTCGGAAAGGGCGGCGTGGCCTTGCTTCCGCTGGCCAAGGGCGCAATGGATTTGACGGAGGAAGCGACGCGACTCGGAACCGTCCTTAACTCCGAGACGATCGCGGCCCTGGACAAGCTCGGCGACACCACGGACACGCTCAACCTGACCTGGGCGGGCCTACAGAATCAATTCGCGGCCACGATCGCGACGAATCCGGACCTGGTCGCCGGCCTGCGCTCCGTAATCGAAATCATTGCCGGCCTGTCCCGAATCATCGGCGATAACAAGGCCGTGATAGGCGGTTTCATTTCCGACCTGGCGAAAATGGCCAGCTACGCGCTCGGCCTTGACCAGGTCTTTTCGCTGATCACGCTCGGCGGCCAGACAATGAAAGGCCTGGCGCCG